GGTGTTCGGTGGTATCACGATGTACTACTCACACAAAACGATACATAAAGATACGCTGAAAAGGTGGGGGAAGGATGAAGTTTAAGATAGTCTATAGGGGTGAGAACCAATCAATCTTTCCTTGGAAGTCTCGTTACCGTGGTGTTGTATTGTGTCCGTATGTGATCATGCGACCAAAGAAATATGCAACAGGATCAGTCGCACAGTCTGAGTTAATGACACGAAGTGCACTAGTAAAGTTGTACCGACACGAATTGCAACACTGCTATCAGATTAAACGAATGGGTATAATCAAGTTCTATGTACGATATGTCTGGTTGAATTTTCTGAAGGGTTATAAAAATCATCCCGACGAAATAGAAGCGAGACAGTACGAGAACGAGAAGTTGACTCAACTTGAAGAAAAGTGGCTTCATGATGGAGTCATAGATTTGTCAGAGATGGAGGATTGATGACAGACAACAATGAACGGTGGAATAAAATCACCGGAATGAAAGTGGGTGATACATTGCCCGAAGCGACGTTTCAGACACGAGTACGTGATGGTGAGATAGATGGTCCTAATCCATATCGATGGGAAGAGACTACAATGGCGGACTATACTGCAGGCCGTCGTGTTGTAATCTTCTCACTTCCAGGCGCATTCACGCCAACCTGCTCTACGATGCAGTTACCGACATTCGAAGAGAAGTTTGATCAGTTTGTTGATTTAGGTATTGATGACATCTACTGTATGTCAGTCAACGACTCATTCGTGATGAACGCATGGGCACGACAACAAGAACTTAAGCGAGTCAAAGTGATTCCAGACGGATCTGGTCACTTCACACGTGCGATGGGAATGCTTGTCGATAAAGACAATCTAGGGTTCGGATACCGTTCTTGGCGTTATGCGATGGTCGTCACCGATGGTGTGATCGAGGCATTGTTCCGTGAAGCAAGTATCCGAGATAATGCGGATGATGATCCGTATGAGATGACCACCCCTGAAAACCTACTTGGGTATCTGCGCAACGCAATCCCACAAGCAGAAGAGGTGGCATGATAATTAAGAGAGGATCTGCTGTACTTCGCAGTAGTTCCTTTCCTTGTCCACGATAATAGCGATCATAGATTCTTCAACGATTCGACGACCGTTATTCTTCACCACGACTTTTGAGTCAGGTGAAAGTTTTAGATCACAGTTGTGAGATAACTTGACTTCTCCGTGTTTCTGTGATATAATATGTACACTATTTGAGGATATAAGTAGTTGATCATCCTTACAGATAGTGACTGAGTTTGCAAGTGCCGCTGGTGTTGCTACCAACAGCAATAGGGTTAGTGCTAGTTTCATTTGCTTTCTCCTGTCGTCTCACGACGACTTTTGTTGCCTCACGGCAGTGAATTGTTACGGTTTTGTTTCCGTACTATTATATATACGTTAAATTATTTTTGGCACGTAGCTCAGTTGGTAGAGCTGATGACTGTTAAGTAGAAATATCATTTTTTATAAATAGTATTATAATTAACAGTTTAGGTCACCAAGATGAATTATCAAAAAATATATGATTCTCTTATTAATAGAGGCAAATCAAGAATACTTGAATCATATAGTGAGAGTCACCATATAATCCCTAGATGTATGGGAGGAACTGACGATAAAGATAACTTAGTTGATTTGACACCAGAAGAACATTACTTGGCTCATCAACTCTTAGTTAAGATTTATCCGGACAATCATGCATTGGTAAAGGCCGCTACAATGATGGTATCAAATAGACCATCGAATAAGATGTATGGATGGTTAAGAAGAAGGCACAGTGTTGCTATGTCAGTTTCTCAAACTGGAGAAGGCAACTCTCAATTCAATACGATTTGGATAACAAATGGTATTGAAGAAATGAAAACAAAGTCTGGTATTCCAGACGGGTGGTTTAGAGGTAGATTATCTTCGTATAAGAAGAAAGAATCTAATAAAGAAAAATCGAAAGCAAAACTTGAATCTAAACAAAAAGAGCTTCGTGATTTGCACGAAATATATAAGTTAAAAGGTTTTGATGGGGTAAAGGAAAGCGGATACAAATACAGTAAACCAAATTTGGTTTCTGCCTTTGCGAAATACCTGCCGGAATTTATCCCTCAAAACGGAAAGAAAAGATCCTGAGTGGCAGACTTGGTAATGCAGCGGACTGTTAATCCGTGCGAAAGCAATGCTGGTTCGAATCCAGCCTCAGGAGCCATTTTGCGAGAGTGGTGGAATTGGTAGACACGCTGGTTTTAGGTACCAGTGCCGCAAGGCGTGAGAGTTCGAGTCTCTCCTTTCGCACCAATATTATGATCAAGTGAGGGTATTATGTGTGGTGTAATTGGTGTATATCTGACTGATGTTGTTGAGGAAGATATTAACCTAGTTGATCGCATTTTCCGGCAGACCATGATTCGTGGTAAGCATGCCACCGGTGTCACTTATGTGTCTCAAGATGGGTTGAAGACAATCAAAGAACCAGTTCCTGTCACCGAGTTCCTTAAGAACCATAACATTAAAGACTTCGTTTTTAACGGCGCACTGAAGTTGATCGGTCATATCCGATATTCAACCTCAGACCTTCGGTACAATCAACCGTTTCAAGGAGATGGTGTATCGATCGCCCATAACGGTGTTATCTCTCAGGATCCCGATATCTGGGAATATAAAACTAAGACGTTTAACGATTCAGAATTGATACTTCGATGCATTGAGTCAGGGGATCATCCACTAGAAGTCTACAAAGACCGCAGTATGTCAGTCGTCTCGCTCGAAGAAGATCGACTACATGCATTCCGAAATCACGAAAGACCATTGTGGCGAGCAGAACGTTGGAACGGATGCCTGTTTGCTTCTACTCAAGATATTTTTTCTCGTGCTGGGGTTTCCTTTGGAGTCTCTAAATGCGATCCAATGGTTCATTATAAGTATGATTTGTACAGCGGACTGATTGCTGACACGACATATTATGATCCAGAGTTGGAAGATTTACAATGCTAAACCGATATACAAAAGAGCAAGTTGAGTCTCTCTTAGAATCTCAACCGGAGGGGCAGAACACTAAGTTCTTAAAGTCTGCACATAACCTTTGGTTTCGGTTTAAAAATTATGATAAACACCCTCCGTTCGTTCTAGAAGATAACGGTCTTCCTGTTGCTCTTGTTTTCATAACATTTAGTGCCCGAAGCAAGTATGCTAACTTGTATGAGATCGTGACTCTTGAAGGCATGGAGGGGAACGGATATGCGTCTAAAGTTTATTGGGCGGTTATGAGTGAGGCTCACAGGCAGGGGATGCAGAGACTGAAGATGTCTTGCACACCCAGTTCTGTTACTTGGCACAAACGCAACGGAACACTTTTTTGGGGCGTTGATCCTTCTGGTTCTCTCCGTTGTAATGTTCCCATTTTTCCCAACCTACATGAGCAACTAACGTTCCGAGAGTTGGCAGTAAAAGACCCTGATTCGGCATTACCTGACTCAAAGACAAGAGATCAGTTGAAGTCAGACTCGCTTGAGTCTCATGGGTTTGGGGCAAAGAAAACGGCGAAGGTTGAGCAAGCGATTAATGATGTCGGTGACTATTGGTTACGAGACGCACTATTTAATGAAAACACACTGGAATCTTTCTTTTGATTGACTACCGCGAAAACCGTAAGGAAGCGTTTGTTGATTGGTTCGGTAAGTCTCTAGAAATAGAAGACTGCGACTCTGCATTATTCATGACGAACTACTTCTTTGATCGGTTCGAATACAACACAGAGCAAAAACTTTGGTTGTCATGGATATATGGGACAACGTACTACTGGCCAACTTCGTATGTGGTCTGGAACGAATTCCCTGATATGGAACTGGTTGGTGTAGACCGACTCACCGAGTGGAACAACGAGAACTATAAGCGTCTCCGGTATCAGACTGACACTAAATGGAATAAGGGTCATCTTCCTTCGCAGTTTATCTCATACAAAGAGTTTGTCGGAGAACGCACGCAACGAGAGGCACTGACCGAGAACTTTGTGGGTGATCCTATAAAAGATTTCTACTCTCTTTGGGACACAGTAAATTCTTGGCATAAGTTCGGTCGATACTCTTCATGGTTCTATATCCAGACGCTGAAACAATGCTGTGACATTGACGTCGACGTAGACAGTTTGTGGTTACATGACTACAGTGGTTCTCGTTCTCACCGGAATGGGCTATGTTATGCAGTCGGTAAGGAAGAGTGGATTGATACGAAACTAGACCAAACTCAGGTCGACTTCCTAGAGTCCGAAGGGCGAGAGTTACTTGCAGAAGTGAAACAACAATTCCCTAGAGCAAAGGGAAACGCAGACTATTTTGCTATGGAAACCGCGTTGTGTTCCTTCAAGAAGTTATTCCGGAAACGAGATGGTAGATATCTTGGATACTACCTTGACAGACAGGCAGAAGAAATCAAGAAAGTCGAAAAGGACAATTGGTGTGGTATTGACTGGCAACCAATGTGGGACGCTAGGCAAGAAAAAATACCAGTAGAGTACTTGACAAACTCGATTGATAAGAGTAGAATGGAGTTATTCTTGGATACTGGAGATTTCGATCCCCAGAATCAATCTATAGGTTTAGAGGCATTTTATGGAATTAATTGAAATTAATGGTCGCTCTTGGAAGAAGTACAAGGGTGACGAAGGGCAGGATGTTTACGTTGCCCAGTTTGTAGAACCACAAGAAAAGATCTTGGGTCAGTTCGCAAACGAAGAGTCATATGATATTTTAGTTGATGGGGATACCGATTTCTATCTTCCATCAGGTAATGCGATGTTCAACGACACTCCCATTGAAGATGAGTCTAATGTCGCGTTCAAGTTTCGCAAAAACGTATTCAGTCAGGAAGAGCAAGACGGTGCGTTTGAGGGTTTATTCGATGCTGCGATCGAGTCTAACAACCGAGGTATGGCAGCAGGACCACGCGAGGAAACTCAGGGCAACCGTGACTGGGTGACTGGATTCCAGCAAGACGTTCTTGCTTGGTATGAGCAGAACCAACCACTTGATCTAGAAGGTGGGGATATGCTCGAGAATTTTGCTAAGAAACACGAGAAAGCAGAAGACGAGATCCGTGGTGGTGTTTGGTTGCGCACCAAGGTCGAACCAGAGTTCGGCACATACAAAGAGTTTTTTCCGAAGATGATGGACAAACTTGCCAGCATGTCAATTGAAGAAGCGTCAGATTATGCCAAAAATGTTAGGAAGGAGATGATTTCTTCGACTAACTACGCGACTGCTATCTGGTCAGGCATCGCTGGGTTCTATGGTCGATACCCTCGTATCCCATATGGTCGTGCGACAGCATATACCGACCATCATCGTGAGAAGTTTGAGAAGTGCTACCCGTTCGCGCGCAGACTCGATAAAGTATTCCGTGAGTTGCTACCAAACCGTTATCGCAATCAGAAAGAGTTTTCGGACCAACTTGATAATAAGTTCTTGATTGGCGAGGACACAACCTTTACCACGATCACCGTCAACACAACTACCAGCGAACGTAATGCTAGAATGGCATGCCACCGAGACGCTGGGTCACTTAACGAAGGGTTTTCAAACCTGACCGTGATCAGTGACGGTAAGAAAGACTGGAAGGGTGGGTATCTCTACTGCGTATGTCGCTAGTGTTCTACTTTCGTGAAGATATGATGAAACTTGGTTCTTGGGACTATGAGCACCTTCGTCGCGCATTTGTTGATGACCGTCGCAAGAATGAAGATCACGAACTGTGGCGTCCATACTGGAACGGTGTCTCGCCGAGTATGTGGGATACAGAAGAATGGTTTGAGTACTTGACTCAACACGGTGGAGAGGATATGCTTCGTCTCTATCATCCTAAAGCAGCTGCGATGAAAGAAGAAATATCACTTGAGGACTTTTTCGCATGAAAATCTTTTACATCATTGGTATGCCTGGAACTGGTAAGTCGACCATTATGAAAGAACTGATGAGTCGGTTCAATGACTGGAAACAAGAACGAGTTGTTGAATTACTTGATACGCACGTGACAGGAAACTTGCGTGTTCTGGGAAAGTACCAAGATGATGGCGAAGGGACTTTCGACGGCACTGACAGATTGAGTATGGCAGTTCCACCCAGAGCAGTAGACTGGATCTCGACTCGACCTGATGAGTTCATAGTTGGAGAAGGCGACCGGCTTAACAACAAGACATTTTTTCATTGCTGTGAACCTCACCTAACCATAGTCCACATAACTTCCTCTGATGAAGAACGTGAACGTCGATATGAGCAGAGAGGATCAAACCAGTCAGAGAAGTTCATCAAGACGACTCAAACCAAATGTCAGAACATCATTGAGCAATTTGGTGATAAGCAAACAGTCTTTGGCGAGGAGAAGGGTTGTGTTGTTGACTTCAAACACGAGAAGCCCGAAGACACCAAGTCTATTGTAGACTATATACTGAAAAGTTATAGACCATAACTCTTTATTCTAAATTAGTATCAGAAAGTTGTTGCCTAATTTGTTTTAATAACTTATAATTCTTCTCTAAATTGATGAGGACTTTTGATATGAGAGAAGAACGCGTAATAAGTGGGATAAAATATAGAACCCCTTACTATAAAGGAGAGATGCTGAAAAATTATCTGGTTTCTTCTTGTGGGAAAATCTATAGTCTACTGACAAGTAAGTTTCTGACGCCTACGGTTAGCGGCAACACAGCATACCCCAGAGTGGGAATACGGTTGAATGGTAAATCTAAGCATCCAAATGTACATCAGTTAGTGGCGTCTGCTTGGGTTAAAAAACCAATACCTGAAGGAATATCCAAAGAAATTTGGATCAAAACCCCAGCAGAAGTAAAATTCTTGATAGACAGAGATCTTTGGGAAATTGATCACATCAATACTATTAAGGATGATTTTCGCGCTGAAAACCTTCGATGGGTTTCTAGAAGTAAAAATAAATCTGTTTACTATAATGAACAGAAACCTATTTTGGAATCTTCTACACTTGAAGAGTTTTTAGCCTGACCCTTCGAAGAAATGTGTAAAATTACCTAAATTTTCTGTTGCTTATTTTTACAACATACACTATAATGTATTTGTAAATTGATGAGGAGTTAGTGATGACTAAGCAAGAACTAAGAGTTGAACTTTTAAGAGACGTTGAAAGGTTTTTAGAAAACCGTAACAAGGTTACTGTCCTTAATCCTAATAAGGCACCAGCTTCTTTGACCGCGTTTGTTAGGGTATCTCCAGGATCAAACGGGAACCGCGTAGATGGTTCCCGTCTTGGTTCTAAGGCAGGCCGGTTATCATGAAGAAGCCTAGCGGTGAAGTATTCTCTTCACTAGGCAAATACGTATACGGGTATAAGAACCCAGATGGGACTTGGGATTATTTCGGCAAAGGTGTAGATGATCGACTTTGGCATCACGTTACCGATAAAGGTCTAGACCCCGAAAACGCTTTTGTCTTCGCAAGAAACCTTGAAGTGTTTGATGAAAGAAAAGACGCTTCTCAGTTTTCAGTCGAATCAATACTCATCAACCTTCTTAACCCCAACCTTAACAAAGTATCTGGTCATAAAAAGGAATTATTTGAAATGGCAAAATTTAGTGATTATGTAAAAGACTACCAAGACGCGCAGTACGATAATTTTTCTCAGTTGCCTGAATGGTACATGGCGAATTACGACTCATTCTCTGGTCGGTTACGAGAAGTGAAGCTTGGCACCTCGAACACCTTTTTACACTCAAGTGTCAACAATGGTGTTTACCTTCAAGTATATGTCCCCGTAGTGGACTCAGAATTCGAAGCAACATTCGAAGTTGCTGGTGATCCTTCTAAAGATGATTCTGTCTTACAGAAGAAAAAAGGTCTTCAACAGTGGTTAAGTGAAGAAGGGTATGAGACAAGAGATGTCAATAACTCTAAGAAGGTGACTATAAAGGTTTCTTCTGTTTCCGAGATGTTGCAACTTTGGAATGACTTCTGGTCATGATAGATGGTGAAAAGAATGCCTAAGTAGTTCTTATCTCGCTTGCAATGAGATCTGCCGGTATTGACTATCGTATGTATGATTTGGTGTTTGGTCTTGCTGGCATTATTCTGTGGTTGTGGGTGTCCATTATTTGGAAGGATCGTGCATTGATCATGTTGAATGCCGTATCGGGGTTTATGTTAGCAACAACTATTTTGAGAGAGTGGTGATGAAAGTTAATTTGGAAATGGATTGTTCCCCTTGGTTGAACGAGGACGGAACTATCGCAGTTGGAATCTGGCTTGGTAATGATTGCGAACCTTCTTTGGAAGAGATTTTCTTGTTAAAAGAGATGGTAGACAATACTTTAGAGTCCATGAAAGTAGGCAATAAAATTGCAGAACATCACTTCGATGATGTTGAGAAACTATTGATTTCACTCAATGATTTGTATGAGTATGCCAAGACTAGGGCTGAGGATTTAGGTTATGTCTAAGAAGATAGATTACAAGTTCAACGAAGATAAATTGATCGCAGAATTTAAGTCTTATGTAGACGCTACATATAATCAACACTACGCCAAAGAGAAGTTTCAGGCGACTGAGTTTATTATTGATGGGGGGCATGGTACAGGATTCTGTATCGGTAATGTTTTAAAGTACGCGCAACGATACGGTAAGAAGGGGACTCGTGACGATGCGCGCAAAGATCTAATGAAGGTTTTGCATTATGCGCTTATTCAATTACACGTTCACGATAGCGATTAGTCTATTCATCACCGGATGCGCATCATCTGGTGTCACCAATGCTTACCGTTACGGTACGGATGATTATAAGTTCCTAGAAAAGGAATACGAGAACTTGCATCCACAAGTTCATTTTGTTTTACTCAAAAACGAAGCCGAGTATAATTCAGCCAGACGACAGAATCTAGGCGTACAATGGGACACAGTGAGTGCATTCACTCTCTGGATTCCTGAAACCGGCGAGTGCACCGTGTACATAAAGGACCCACAGTGGCAGTGGGAACCTGAGTTGATTGGACACGAAGTTGCACACTGCATATGGGGGAGATACCATCGAGGCAAAGAAGGCCTCAAACCTTATTAGGAGCGGTAGTTCAGTTGGTTAGAATACCTGCCTGTCACGCAGGGGGTCGCGGGTTCGAGTCCCGTCCGCTCCGCCAACATTTGAGAGAAAATTATGAGATTTCTTGTTGTTGCAGTATTGACATTAGTAGTGGGTTGTAGTATAATTGTTGCCAATGAAGACGAAAGAATATGTCTTGATTGGAAATCAAGGGTGATAGTTCAAGAAAGATGTATCCCTTATTATGGCACGATAATGTGTGCCGACGAAGAAAAAGTTCAAACGTGGTGTGTTCTCTATGAAGAGACACCAAAAGAAGAGGAATGATATGCGAGGAAAGCATGTAGTCAAGCGCCGACGCGAAGGCGCACTCGATCGTCTTCAGGCGTCAACGTTCTTTGAGAAGAACGGCCGCACTGAACAACAGTGGCAGAAACGTAAGGACAAGGAGATCGAGAGACTTGAGATCGCACTTGGTCTGAAGCAAGGTGCTAAGAAGAATCGTGAGGAAATAACCCTAGACTAAAAGTCGGGGGAGGTTCCAGAGCGGCCAAATGGATCAGACTGTAAATCTGACGCGAGAGCTTCGGTGGTTCGAATCCACCCCTCCCCACCAATTAGTCCCGAGATGACTCTAAACTCGTGCTGGTCGTTACGCCCGTCACCTGAGTATGTGGAAAACTGCTCGCTTACACACAACACACAAAAGGAGACAATTATGTCTAATACAAGTCCATACGAACTTCGGTTCCAAATTTTCGAAACAGCAAGAGCCGTCTTAACCGATGAATACTGGGCTCAGGTAAATCGCCGTGAAGTATTGATTGAGACCGGCGGAGTTGATACTATTCCAGAATTCCCGACATATCCTACTATGCAGGATGTATTGGAACGAGCGAAAAGCATCAACGAGTTTGTTTCAAATAGTTAACGGAGATTGGCGCAGTCTGGTAGCGCACCGCATTTGGGATGCGGGGGTCGTAGGTTCGAATCCTACATCTCCGACCAATAAGGAAATGTTATGATACACGAGTGGAAGATTTTTTACAAAGGTATTCAAGTAGGTCTAACCTACTCAATAACAGAGTATGGTGCACGAGAAAGATGGTACAATAACCAGAGTACTAGTGCGTCTAAATATTCAGGTCTGAACTTTTCAGACATCTTAGCAAAGAAATCGTAATGAATAAATTATTTGACTTGTTTGAAGAGTTGATACTCAGCGTCATTGTCCTTGCTACAATCTTCGCTGTCGGTGAAGAAGTTTGGAAGTTGGTCGAAGCGAGAACTGTCGCGTTGACTGATCTACTTCTTTTATTCATCTATGCAGAGGTTGTAGGCATGGTCGCGATCTTCTATCGCAGTCATCGCATTCCGGCAACACTGCCTATTATTATCGCAACGACTGCATTGAGCCGAATGATCATTCTGCAGAGCAAAGAACTTGACCCTACGATTATTCTCTTCGAAGCGGGCGGTATTGTTTTACTAAGTATAGCTGCATTCATAATGACATACCGAAATCGGTATGTGGGAGAAGATGAAATATAGGGTCTGATTCCCCTATCCAAATAACTGAATCAGTGGTGCCCAGCAGAGGCGGGGGAGGAAACTCCCCCTTATCTTATTATGGAGACAATATGAGTGTTACCCGAGAGTTAGAAAGAATGCAACAGAGCATTCGAGAAATGGATCAGTGCCTAGAAGCACTGAAAAATGCAACCGATAGACTTACTCCACCGGAGTACCCTAACGAGTTGCGTGAACCGGAAGAAGTGTCAAAGAGGTTCTATCGAGAACCTGAGTTATAATATTAGGTGGGCTGGCTGAGTGGTCGAAAGCGGCGGTCTTGAAAACCGTTGAACCGAGAGGTTCCGTAGGTTCGAATCCTACGCCCACCGCCATTTATTTTTAAAAAGTGTAATATTAACGCTTGACAGGTAACTGTCACTGTAGTATACTTGTTTTTGAAATTTGTGAGAGAGGTTTCAAGTGATCAAGATTTTTTATGTCCACGGTTGGGGTTCTGAGTTTGACCCGACTAGCGACAAGGTTCTTGCTTTGGCTGAGTTGGGTGAAGTTTACGGTATTACTGTGAATTGGGCTGACGGACATCGACGCGTATTTGACCAACTTACTGAAGAGATCGGTGCGTATCAACCCGACCTCCTTGTTGGTACTTCTATGGGTGGGTATGGTGTTAATCATCTCGGCACTGAACTCGGCATTCCCTTCGTAGCAATCAACCCTGCCATCCGACCCTACGAGACTCTCATGAGTCGAGTCGGTGTTGGCACTGACTACTATGGTCGTGAGTATGAATTGACTTGGCAGACCGTGAGTGCATTCCCTGAGTTTGCTACTGGTGGTTGCGGTCTCGTTCTCCTTGCGATGGACGACGACGTGATTGACGCACGAGAAACTATAAATAGTTATTCAAACCATTATGACTGTCGCATCTTCGAAACAGGTGGCCACCGATTCGAACGTCTGCGAGAGGCATTACCATTGATAACACAATTTTATAGCAGTGCGGAAATCATCTATGGACTTGATGAAGTTTAAAACTTTTCTTAACGAAGGGTTCGTGAATCTTATTCAAGACGACCCTAAGAAATCAGACTATGTTGATGCGGTCTGGGATATGATACAGAATTCATATGCTCCGATCGGCGGCATCAAGAGTAACGGATTTCAAAGCAAAGAGGCAATGATGACGTTGCCTTTCTGGAAAGTCGGAACAGTTAAAGGTAAACCTGTCGCAGTAACTATCTACAAAGACAAGGGTGGACGAAAGTCTGTCGCTTCCGCAACCGATGGTTCTGACGAAGGTAAAGCAAGAATCAAGAACATGATGGCGGCAGAACTAAAACGATCTTATGGCGAGAAGAGTAAGGCGGCACTTGGTACCGCACTGAAAGTAACTCCACCAGATGTGATCAAACAGTTCCTCATTCTGCCTAAAGATGTTCAGGCACTAGACCCTAAAGACAAAATCATCCCTATCAAGGGAACACCCAAGAAAGATTGGCCTGCAGATGCCAAGACTACTATTGAGAAGTATCCGTACTTGATCGACTATGGTTACTTGCGAGACTTCGGTGGAACTATGTTGTTCAAGGTGATGATGGGTACGCCAGGAAATAAAGTAAAAAAGTTTTAAAAAGTTCTTGACAAAGGACTTATTTTTATTATATAATTCTGTTCTAAATTGAAATAGAGTATTGAGAGGACTCTTATATTATGAAGAAACTACTAACTGTAGCTGTGTCTACTGCACTTCTAAGTGCGTGTTCTGGTGGAGGTTCTGACACCCCACCGCCCGTCGTGGCAGATCCTGTCACATCCACGCCCGTAACGACACCCGTCGACCCCGCAGTCGAGGCACGTGACAATCTACTCACGTTACTTGACTCTACGTCACCGACAGGTACTTACGAGGCATACATCCTACCCGCAAGTGATGACTTCGACAACATCCCGCAGGATCCCAGCAATGAGATCACCGCAGAGAAAGTCGCACTAGGCAAGTTGATTTATCACGAAACTGGTATCACTGAAGGTGATATCGGACCTAGTGAGAGCACGTTCTCATGTGCGTCATGCCACAATGCACAGAACGGATTCAAGTCTGGTATCCGTCAGGGTATCGGTGAAGGCGGTATCGGTTTCGATCACCGCATGGTGATGGAGGGTATCAATCCCGAAGACATCGATGTGCAACCTGTTGCATCACCCACTGTACTCAACACGGCATTCCAAGAAGTGATGTTGTGGAATGGTCAGTTAGGTAATGTGATTGCGGGTAATGTCAATGTTGGTATTGATCCCGATCGTCACTTCACAGAAGGTACTCCGAAAGAAGCAAACCTACGCAACTTTGCTGGTCTAGAGACACAAGCAGTTGCGGGTCTAGGTGTGCATCGTCAGGGTGACACAGATGATTCTATCCTGCGCACTAACGAAACTTATCGTGAGATGTTTGAATCTGCGTACGGTGTCGCAGAACCCGACGATATGTTAGAAGCGACTGCACTGGCGATCGCCGCATACGAACGCACGATTCTTGCAAACCAAGCACCTTTCCAAGCATACTTGAAAGGCGACGAAACTGCGATGACTGAATCTGAAGTCGCTGGTGCAGAAGTGTTCTTTGGTAAGGGTAACTGTTATGCGTGTCATAACGGACCTGCGTTGTCATCTCCCGTTGGTGCGATGGCAGACGAAGTGTTCATGACTGTCGGGTTCCATGATCTTGACATCTGGGAAGACACCATCGGTGAAGTTAATGAATCGACAAAGTTAGGTCGTGGTGGTTTCACAGGAGATGACCTTGATCAATTTAAGTTCAAAGTTCCTCCGCTTTATAATCTTATAGATACAGAAGTATTTGGACACGGCGCTTCGTTTACATCCGTAGAAGAAGTGGTTCGATATAAGGTGACTGCAATTCCGCAACACCCACAAGTAGAGATCAGTGATCTTGATTATAGGTTTACGCCAGTGGACTTAACAGAAGAAGAAATCGCTAATTTGATCGAATTCCTTGAGAAGAGTTTGCACGATTCTGACTTGATGCGGTATGTGCCTGAGTCTCTACCAAGTGGTAACTGCCCTATCAATAATGACGAAGAATCCCGTCAAGAGTTGGGTTGCGACTAAGGTATAAATAGAGGATATAGGGGCTATAGCTCAGTTGGGAGAGCGCTTGATTTGCATTCAAGAGGTCGTGGGTTCGACTCCCTCTAGCTCCACCAGTTTCCCCGAAGGGTGGTGGTCTGACACAAGAGTGAATTTTGCGCAGTGCGCACTGATATGATCTGCAGATCTCTCAAAACGTGCATGTGAAAATGCCAGCAGAGATGTATCAAGTTTCACCGGATCAAAAAGTGTCCAGTAGGCTCCCACCCTTTCGGGGATCTTTTTTTTATTATTGACAAGTGAGTAATATTATGTTAGACTATCTACTGTATTTTTTCGCGGCGGTTGGTGTATTGACTTCAGTTTCTTGGATTGTCCTGTACTGGATAATTATGGATGAATTTAAGAGTCTGGAAGACATCAATCCCGTAATTGACTTAGATGATTTTAAATAATGTTTGAACACGTATTTACAGAATTAACCGAAATGAACGCTGTCACCACTGAAAAGGGTCGACAGTACCGCACACCTGAAGGCGTTAACCTTCCATCCATCACAACAGTTCTTTCGATACTGTCTCGTGAATCTATTGCAAAGTGGCGAGCAAGAGTAGGTCATGAAGAAGCGAATCGTATTTCGCACCGCGCATCTTCGCGCGGGACACGAGTCCACGAGATCGTGGAAAAGTATATTAACAATGAGGAGAACTTTAAAGATGGATATACTCCAGATATTATCAGTAGTTTTACTGATCTTAAACCCATTCTTGATGCTCGTATTGGTCGAGTATATGCACAGGAGGCGCCACTCTACTCAAACCATTTGGGTGTCGCTGGTCGTGTGGACTGTGTCGCTGATTTTGACGGTAAGTTATCTATCATCGATTTCAAAACTGCAATGAAGCCCAAGCGGAAGGATTGGATCACCAATTACTTCATGCAAGAGTCCGCCTACGCAATCATGTGGGAAGAGCGCACTAAACAACCAATCACTCAATTAGTGACTATTGTCTCAGTCGACAACCACGAACCACAGATCTTTATAGAGCATCGTGACAACTGGGTTCGTCCACTTCGCGAAACCATCGCACAATATAACGAAGAAAATTCTGGAAATGCCCTTGACATATAAATAGTGTCTGTTATACTCAATAAAGAGTAAGAGGACACTAGGTTTGGCAGAATTATCATTAGCAGAATTGTCAAAAAAGTTTGCAAAAAATCATCCTGAATCTGGCACACTGCGATATAAAAAACTCGTATCTAAAATCGAGAATGGAGAAGAATTTGATCTTACCAACGGTAAGAAAAAAATTCTTTTCTATGCTACGCCCGCGATAAAGAGAAATTTTGAAAGCGGCAACCTAAATGCATTAAAGGGTAATCAACGACTTTTTAAAGATATGGACAATAAGATTGTTCGTATGGAAGAATTAGAAAAGACCAAAGAATTTGGTGGTGGCGGTGGTTCTGGCGCAGGTTCAGATATCACCGAGTTAGTGGAATCTGCACAATGTCTGTACTGCGCGTTGGTTTTCTATGTTTTAAAAAGACCCATGAAACTCGATGAGATTATAACTCCAGCTCAATTTGAACGAACCAAGCAGTACATTGATGTCTCTGAAAACTTTGATAACATGGTAAACAAATTGCCAGAAGATTGGGTAAAGTCTTCCATCTTAGGGGCAAACATGCTATACTCTAAGTATCGAGGTAAGCAATACATATTTCATAGAGGAAGCAGCAAAGTCGATATTATTGAGAACGCATTCAAAGCGTTGAACAGAAAAGAAAAGGCTTTTGGAGATTTAAACAAATGGTCTCCTGCTGACATGTATATGATATCTAGAAACTTTGGGGTGAACAAACTAAACGATGAAGAGACCTTGAAAGGTCTGAATGGTACAATGATGCACATGTACTTATCTAAAGATTGTGTAGGTGTTTCTTTGAAAAAAATGGAACGTCGCGCTCAGTATACTGAAGTCAATCTAGTTGAATCTAAAGGATCAAAAGGTGCTGTTAGTTATAAAGGTATGACAATCAAAGCAAACGATAAATCTACCATTTATGACTCTATGGACATCTATATTAAATATGGACCAGGCCCTAAAGAAAGGATACAGTTTAGAAGTTTTGGTACAGGCGACGGATTAACTGGATACCAGTCCGAAGTGAAAGGAGAGACAGCAAACCAAGGTAAGGCTTCGCTTGGTCCAGTTTCTTACATATTTAAACAACACTGCAATATCATACTACCCACTAGTGCTGATATCGCAGGAAAGGTTAGGCGTGATGACGAGTCTATATGTAAGGGCATTTATGACATGGCTAAAGATCTAGGTGTTAATAATTTGCCTCCATATGATGAACACAAAGTAAGATATCAACAACAGGAATTGAAGTGGAGGTATTCTAAGTATCTTGGTCTTCTAATCCTAACGCACCTTGATGCGCAGACAAACGACACTAAAGATAAAATTGTAAAGGACATATATTACTACGCGAGCTCTAAGAGTAGTTTCTCGGCAGTATATGCGAAAATTGAAGGATAGTATGGAAAATTTCAGTAACTTCATCACAGAACAAAAAAATACGCATATGACTCACATTGAGGACAAAGTTCTCTACGGTGGGGTCGACGGTACACGTCAGGCGATCAATGCGCTGCGTGGGTTGCGCGATATGTTGGCGGGTTCTAGTGGTGGTCGTGTCTCTGTGAAGTGGGACGGTGCGCCTGCTATCTTCGCTGGACAAGATCCACGAGACGGTCAGTTCTTTGTGGCTAAGAAAGGTATCTTCAACAAGAACCCTAAAGTCTACAAGACCGATGCGGACATCGACGCGGATACCAAAGGTGACCTTAACACGAAACTCAAGGCTGCACTCAAGTATCTCCCAGACCTAGGCATCAAGGGTGTCGTTCAGGGAGACTTCCTATTCAGTCGCGCAGACCTACAGGGTAAAAAGATCGATGGTCAGAAGTATGTCGTCTTTCACCCCAATACAATCGCATACGCAGTACCTTGGGGTCAGGCGGCAGAACTACGCGCCGCAAAGATCGGTATTGTATGGCACACGACTTACACCGGAACATCTTTTGAGAACATGAAGGCATCCTACGGTGTGGACGTATCTCAGTTCCGCAAGTCGCGCAATGTATGGTCGCAGGACGCGATGCTCCGTGACGCGACTAACGCAACCATGAGTGAACGTGAGACGACAGAAGTCAATACTCTGTTGACGCAGATCGGTCGTTTGTTCAAACAGACCTCATCAACAACACTTAAAACAGTGGCCGACAATCCTAAGTTTGCTCAGGCGATTGAGACGTACAACAACACGTTTGTACGTGCGGGTACACTGATACCAAATTCGAAAAAACACGTTGCAGGTCTGATCTCGCATCGACAAAAGTACTATAAGAAAGAGATAGATAGTAAGAAGTCTCAACGTGGTAAGGACACTTGGATCGCTAAGATGAAGGACGAAATGGACTTTTTCTCTGCAGAAAATCGTGCGAACCTAGAAAAAATGTTCGAACTACAACGATTGATCGTTTTAGTGAAATTAAAACTTATAAATAGTTTGGACAAATTAAAATCAATTGATACTTTCGTGAAAACTTCTGATGGTTATAAAGTGACTGGAGAAGAAGGATACGTTGCAATTGATACACTTGGTGGTGATGCGGTGAAACTGGTTGATCGTATGGAATTTTCATACAACAACTTTTCATCTGATATATTAAAAGGGTGGGATTCTGCCCGTAGATAATATGGAATAAACCAATAAAGGATTAGGTAGTTATGCTATCATTTAAGCAGTTCGTGAGTGAAGTGTTAGATGCAACGCAGCGTCGTAAACTCGCGATGAAAATGAAAAAGAATAAAACTCGCATTGCAATGGGTCGCAAACGCGCAGAACGTAAGATGGCCTCGAAAGAGGTTCTTTTGAAACGCGCACGTCGTCAAGCAAGAAAGGCGATGGTATCGAAGATTACCAAAGGTAAAGACAAAGGTGATATGTCGACCGCACGTAAGAAAGAAATAGAGAAGCGTCTAGAGAGACCAGCAGTACAAGCGAGAATAAATCGTCAAGCACGCAAGTTGATGAAAACGATCCGTCGCCAAGAGATAGATAGAAAGAGATCTAGAAGACAAGGCGGCGCGAACAAGTGATTAAGAATTTCAGTCAGTACCTCGTTGAAGAAGAACGCGAGGTCTACTTTACATTCGGACGTATGAATCCACCTACCATCGGACACGGTAAGGTGATGGATACGTTAGCTCAAAAGTCAGGCAAATCCGACTATAAAGTCTTCGTGTCACAATCCCAAGACGCGAAAAAGAATCCCCTGTCGTATACCGACAAAATCAAACACACACGTAAGATGTTTCCAAAACATGCACGGAACGTCATGGTTGATAAGACTGTGAAAACAGCGATCAACGCAATGGTCACACTGTACAATCAAGGTTACAAGTCAGTTACTATGGTTGTCGGTGCAGACCGCATTACAGAATTCGAAGTCCTGTTGAACAAGTACAACGGGAAGAAAGCAAGACATGGTTTTTACAATTTTAAGAATATTAAAGTAGTATCTGCAGGTGAGAGAGATCCAGACGCTAACGGCGTAGAGGGTATGTCTGCCTCCAAACAACGAGAGAACGCACAGAAAAATGATTTCGTTTCGTTCTCTCAGGGCGTTCCTAAGTCCATGTCAAACCCCGACACACGTAAATTATTCAATGACGTACGTAAGGGTATGGGACTAAAGGAAGCCAACGAATTCCGTAATCATCTAGAACTAGAAACAGTATCAGAAACCCGTGAACAATATGTTTCGGGTGAACTGTTTGAAGTTGGTGATACGGTAGTTATTAAAGAATCTGAAGAGATCGCTACCGTATCCGTTCTAGGCGCAAACTACGTTATCGTAGAAACATCTGACGGTAAGAAAATGCGAAAGTGGTTAGATGCCGTCGAACTTGTTGAGAAACAAGATCCAGACATCAAAGACCGTAAGGGTACGCAACCAGCAAAATATCACGCCGGACTCAAGAAGTCCACCAAAGTCAAACGCGACGCTCACTTCAAGAAGCATGGAAAGAAGGCAGACGACGATTCTTCTGCATACAAACCAGCGCCAGGCGATAAGACTGCCAAGACTAAACCATCCAAGTACACCAAGTCGTTCAAAGACATGTACGACGAAGATTGTTGGGATGGGTACAAGCAAGTTGGCATGAAGAAGAAAGGTGGTAAGATGGTTCCAGACTGTGTCCCAGAAGAACACGGTGCGGGCGATGAAGGTACTGATAAGTTACGCAAACGTTACTTCAAAGACACTCCAGGACAAGATGACATCTTCGAGAACTGGGTGACTGATTTGATGTCTCGTGTCGGTTCAAAAACTATAAATAAAGACAAATATCGCAAAGTAGCGCAACACATTAAACGTGAGATGGGTAAAGGTAAATACACGTCCCCAGAGTTTGCCGCTGCTGATACTATCCGTAGGTTTAACCTTGACATCGACGCCAAGGTACTTGCAGGAATGATTAGGAAATTAGCATGATCTCTTTTAAAAAGTATTTGACTGAGAAACGTTATTCGACGTATGACAGCATTGATCTAGACGAAGGACCAGACGGTATCGCTGCAAAGGCGAAGAAGTCTGGTATCTCTGCAGATACTTTGCGTAAGGTATACAATCGTGGTGTTGCCGCTTGGAAAACTGGACACAGGCCAGGCACTACACCGCAACAATGGGGAATGGCGCGAGTTAACGCGTTCATTGTAAAGAAAAAGAAAGGCAATTTAAACCACGATAAGGACTTGGCGTAAACAAATGGCTATCAAATTTTACGGCGGACATCAATTAAATTCTAAGGCAAAGGTATACGGGTCTCGACAAGACTTCGAAGTTATCGAAGTAGATGAAAACGGAGATCCGATAACTGAGCCATCATATATGCCTGAGAACACTAACAATGGTTCTACCAATTGGAATACTATAGGCAGTAATCTTTCGGACACAAGAAGCGCAACTGAATTAACATGGAATATTGATAATTCAATTGCTCCACTGACCGCATATGGCACGGATGGTTGGATGTTCCAGAAAGTGTCCGAACCATCTATTCAACTTGAATCTTCATATGTTGTATCACTAAAAGTTTTGAATGCTACCAGTGATTTAACTGTACGTGTTGTGAAGGGCAATACTGAATACGGATTCACACCTTCAATGGTGGATTCACTAGCAGAACAAACTATTCCTGCTGGAGATTATACAAACTCTCCTCAGTCGGTATCGATGGTAGTTGACATTGGAGCAACGCTCGGTACTTGGAACAATACTCTGATGATCCAGTTTGCTTCTGCGGCTGGTTACGGCACATTCTCAATTCAAGATGTTCTATTGACTGATGGAGCTCAGGTAGCACCAGCATCTTACTACAAGACGTTGGCGACACAGTATGTTCCGCCACCACCGATGACGGTAGGTTGGTCCAATGCTGGATTATCGGAATCTGAAAGGGTTGCTCCTGCATCCAACGGAATGCAATTATACCGACATGATCAACCCTATACAAACGCACACTCTAATAGAACACTACACAACCTGCCTGAATATCTGGAAGGATTACCGTTCTCTGTTGAATCCGCTTCACCTAGTCCTGAAAATGGTATACAGGGAACAACTAATGCCTTTGAAGAATATACTTTTAATACAAGTGGGACGTTATACCTGATTCTTCGTGCTGATTGGGGTGGGTACATCCCTTCTACCCTTGAGTTACAATTAAGTGATAACAATATTGGCAGTACAGGTGTATCAGATCCATCAGCGTGGACTTTTGTAGAAGATAACGTTGGTTATATGGGTGGCGGTGGAGACTATGGAACACTCGTCTTTTCCAAATCTGTCGAATCTGGAACACACAGTTTAAATAACTTATATCACTATGCATTTAAGGCAGATCCAGCACCAGAATTTGCTCCGGCACCAACTGCTTTCCAATTATGGAGATTATATGCTAGTGAATCTCCAAGTTTTGCGTGGAATGGGGGTTATCTTTGGGATATTCAAGGCGCTTCAGGGATTCGTTTGGGCGACAATACTGAATTGGCATCTTCTGAAACAACTGGAGGTCTTATGTCTGCAACATATGGTCAAATACCAGTTGCTGGAGAATACGGTATATACACTTCAAATGCCAGTAATCCATTTACAGAGACAACTTATAATGGTGGTTGGGATGCTGGTCCTGGCAATATGTTTAATGGTGAAAGAACATCTTGGTCATCTCAAGTAGGACACTGGATTTTATGGTATTTGCATCAACCAATTGAACTTACCGCAATGGAAGGCGGTGAAGTAAATATGAGAACATATGTCGGTAACCGACCTGATAGATGTCCACGAGAAACATTATTGCAGTATTACACTGGAGATTTAAACAGTACTTATGATGCATCAAAGTGGGTAACCTTTTCGACCTTGAAATCAAATCAATATGACGGCAATCCGACATGGACAAACATAACACAAGGCAGTATCAAAACGGTATAGGGTACTTGGCACCTTCCGTAGGATAATCATGAAAAAGTTTACTGAAATAAGAGAAGCAAGGCGGTCTGCACAAGACCGTCTTTCCGCACGTGCGGCAAAACATGGTCTTGGTTCGCAGAAGAAATTAGACAAGATTAAGAAGGCATCTGACTTTTTCAGTAAGCCACCACCATCTTTCTCTAAGGATGAACTGAAGAAGATGGGTCATCCCGTAGAAGATAAAACAAAATAAGGACAGTTATGAGCAAATCGAAGAAACCACGTAACAAGAAGATGTCTGCGGCAAAGAAAGAAAGACTGCAACAGGCAACCGATAACAACTACGGCGGGACTAATTTTAACCCTATAAATAGTAAAGTTAAATCAGTCAATCCAGTTGCCGGAACGAAGGTATTTCGAGGCGCATCAAGAGGAAGTTAAAGTGAAAGATTTTTTTGAATTGAGAGAAAATAAAGATAAGTTTATCGTAAAGTATTCAATGTCAAAGAAAGGGACTATTCGACAGATGCCTTTTCACCTATTGGTATACGCCAAGAAATTCCTTGCCGATAAAGAAAAGGAAGGATACAAGGGTATCATTTCTAAAGGCGGTAAACCTGTAAAAGAGTCAGTTGAACTAGATGAAGCAGTATCTAAAGTCAAGACAACCATGCCTGATAAAGTTGCGTCAAGTGCAACAAGGTTTGGTTTGAAGTCAAAGTCTCAAGGTGGGCATGTCTCTATCAGTGGTC